GGGTTAGGTGGTAATACACACGTTAGCATCAACGGTGTGACTAGTGCCAATGGATTTGACAGCGGTGGTGGTGCTGGCTGGAGTGGCAACGGTATAACCTGGACAGGATCAACTTGGTCAGCAAATACTCGTGTGGCTCCTAGCGGTAACTTTGGCGGTGGTGGCACAGGCTTCCACGCTAATGCCAAGGGTGGTATGTTTAGTACAAGTTATCCGCCTCCTGCTACTAACCTAGGTGGCTTTGGCGGGGGTGGTGGTTCTGGTCCTATTACCGGTGGCGGGGGTGGTGGATATTCAGGTGGCGGTGGCGCCTACAGCGCCAGCAGTACAAATATTGATTCAGGTGGCGGTGGCGGCAGTTACATTGATGCTAACGCAACTAGTGTGGCCACAAGTGACGGACTATTTGATCTAAGTAACACATTCAATGGTATAAGCATTACTAATCTAGGCTTCTACAACAACACTGCTGGCTATATCAGCATTGTTAGATTATAGGAAAACTCAATGGTTTTTATTGGATCGGGCATAACAATTGGCGGTGGTATTACCATAGACCGTGATCAATCAACACTAGTCACTGCTAATCTTACTTTGAATCTTAACGCAGGCTTAACTAGTTCTTATCCCGGATCTGGCACCAATTGGGCAGACGTTTCTGGAAACACAGCAAATATCACATTGGTTAACTCACCTACATACACATCAAGTACTCCTAGTTACTTTACTTTCAATGGGTCTAATCAATACGGTACCGGAGTCAAAACTGACGTATTGCCGACCACTGCTTATACTAAATCAGTTTGGTTTTACCTTAATGGATATTTAGATAATAATTTAGTCAGTAGCAGCACTGGTGGACACTTTATGTTTATGGGCGCCTCTAGTAACAGAATCTACTGCGGACATGCTAATTGGAATATCCTAGGTGGTACTTATCTTGATTATCCTAGTACAGCAACTATTAGCCTTAGTACATGGTACTATGCGGTTCTAACATTTAACACCACTGATGGTATGACTCTATATCTAAACGGCAGTCAAGACAGTGTCTATACTGCTAGAAAAAATGCTCATGCAGGTAATGGCAGTACTAACATAGCCACGTTTGGTGGAGGCAACTTGCTCAATGGGCGCATAGCACAGGTGCACTGTTACAATAGATCTCTTACTGCGGGCGAAGTTTTACAAAACTACAACGCAACCAAGGCCACATTTGGACTGTAGTTTCTGATAAATACTTAATATTTTATTAGGTATCAAACATGATCTTATCCAACGTTAATATAGGTACAGGCCCAAGTTCAGGTGACGGTAGTCCCTTACGCAGTGCATTTAGTATAATCAACAACAACTTCCAACTGATTACCAACAACGTCAATGCACTTTCTAACAGTGTTAGTTCAGTGGCTGGACGTACTGGCAACGTTATACTAACTATAAACGATATCTTAGGCATAAATGTATATGCTACAAACGCTAGTGTAGACAGTAAAATTGCCGCAAATATTGCCAACGTTGGAGGCGGAGGTTCTACTTACAGTAATGTAAACGTAGCCGCATACTTGACAGTCAACGGGTATACTACAACCGCCTATGTTGATACAGCAAACACAGCACTTAAAAATTATGTAGACGGACAAATTACAGCGGCTAATGCAGCCGTTGTTGCAGCCAACCTAGGTATGAAAGGTTATGTTGACAGTGTTGCTACGTTATCTATATACGGCAACGCTAATGTGGCCAGTTACTTACCTACCTATGGCGGAAATATACGATTAAACAAAATTACATTCAATGACCTTTCTGAACAGACCACTGCTTGGTTAGGTTCAGAATGGCGTTCAGACCTAGAAGCCAATCTAACTATCAAACCCAGTTGGTTAAGTTACTACCCGGGTGGTAGCAAAAACATCTTTGGCACAAGTTTTGGATTTGGTGGTACAGGCATGTTCTTCACAGGGGATGCTAACTATCCAGCATACCCAATTAGAACAAACTTTGGATTCCATCAAGATGAACACGTAGAAATTACCACAACCATTAACTTTGTACATCAAGGTGGTGACAACAGTATTGCTATTTTTAACAGTAACGTTACTCCTGCATTTAGTTTTGGTGCCAACGTAACACGTATCGCCTTTGACAGTAACTTTGGTACTCCTGTGTTAGGAGGACTTACTACTGCTAATACTGCACCTGCACCTGTGTATTTTGCTGGTAACGTATATACAGTTAAATTTGTCTATGACAGAAATGCTACACCTAGTGTAACAGTAAGTTCATTTGCGGGTAACACTGCTACTGGTAGTCCAATTGATGTTCGCACATTAAATGAACAACTACCTTTGGGTTTATTCACTATTGGTTTTGATGGCGATGAAGACAATCCAGGACAACTTGCATACTTTACTGATCTAAGCATTAAAACTTATGAAAATATTGTTGCTGATGATTTAGAAATACAAGGTCAAGTAACTGGTAACTTAATACCTAGTGCTAATATAATCTATAGTTTAGGTAGTATCACTAACCAATGGCGAGATCTATTTGTCAGCAACAACACTATTTTCATTGGTGGTGTACCATTAAGTGTAGACGCAGGCGGTAATCTATTAGTTAACGGAAATTCTATTAGCGGTGCAGTAACAGGTAATATAACTGTAGGCAACAGTGCCGTAAACTTTGTTGCTAACAGTTCGGGTGACGGCAACGGCTATTCAACCATAGAATTGGTGCCTGATGTTGATAGATATAATTCTGATCAATATCTAATCGTTGATCCTACAGCGCCAGGACACATACACATACGTGCTGGCGGCACACAGGACAACAGCGGTGCAGATCTAATCTTAGGTGGTGAAAACAGTCATGTAAAAGTAACTGCTGGATCTAACCCTCCAATTTATGTAACCGTTAACAATCAAAATTGGTTGTTTGGTATAGATGGTGTGTTGCAGACACCGGGTGGTATTACCCTGCAAGGCAACATACAGTTTGCTGACAACACCATACAAACCACAGCCGCAGATTTTGGTTATCTTGATCTAGATAAGGATACTATCAAAGGTACCGCAGGCTATCAGTATACTTTTGCCACAGATGGATATTTCTCAGGATCTACCAGCAGTGAAAGCCCTAACTATTTCTTTGTTACCTACAACACTATCAATACTAATATCGCCTCAGGATGGACAGTAGTTGGTGGTACTGCCAACACCACAGTCAGCAACGTGACATATCCTGTGGCGGGATATCCTGGAGTAATAAGAGTAAACTTGACAGTACCGGCTATTAGCACTTCAGGATTCTATCCTGTAACAGTAACTAGTCCAGATAGACTGCGTGTAGAAATACAGCCTAATCCTGAAACCAGCGATAAGTTTGCATTTACAACTTCAGGACTTACATTCCCAGATTCTACTGTACAGACTACTGCCTATACTGGATATGGAAATGTGCAGGTAGGTATCTATGCCAACCTTAGCACTTATGCCTATAATGCAAACGTAACTGCAGCCAACGTGGGCATGAAAGGATATGTTGACAATGCGGTGGCTACATCAGGATACAGCAACGTACAGGTAGCCACATACTTGCCAACATATACAGGTAATATTGCGGCTGGTAACGTAAGAGTATCTAGCGGCTACAGATTTGAAACTGGTAATGTCATTATAACCAATGAAAGTGGTCAAGTCAGTTTAAATCCCGATACTGCTCTTAGCGGTACCGCAGGTGTAAAAATTGGTGGTAGTGGTTTCATATTAGGGCCAAATGGCGCAAGAAATCTTACACTTAACTACAATAGCGTAAGTGGAGCACTTGGCTTACAAGCAAACGTCACAGTTGGTACAGGTGGGTCTGGTAACTTATTTGTACAAGGTAATATTATTGCTCGCGATATTACAGCAGGTAATATTATTGCTACAGGAACTAGTGGTGTTATTGGATTTAATAGTGGAGGATTTGTACAGCAAGCAACATCAAATGCAACGCAGGTCACTTCAAATACAACCAGTGGTAACATACAGTTAATGAATATTAATCTAGGTGCTAGTGCGGTGCACACAGTGACCTTTGCATGTAACAAACTTACCACAAATGATATGTTACTTGTAAAACATATCTCAGGTGGAGTAACAACCGTTTATGTAGATGCTTATGTAGCATCTGATGGATTGGCTGTTATTTGGTTGCGTGATATCACTGGGCAAGACACTGGCAACTTTACGCCCATGCTCAAATACGCAATCGTCAGAGCACCTAGTGCTTAATCAAATTACTTGACTAAAAGTGTTCAGTATGCTAAAATATTAGTATGCTGAACACTGTTCAAGACTTCGTTAAAACTGTACTTCCTGCGAAACGTAAAACCACACCCAGTGGTTGGACCAGTTTCAATGCGCCCTGTTGTGTACACAACGGAGAATCAGCAGATACACGTGGTCGTGGTGGACTTACAGCCAACGCTGATGGATCAGTCAGTTATCACTGTTTCAATTGTAACTTCAAAGCCAGTTATCAACCAGGTCGTCACCTAACATTCAAATTCCGTAAACTCCTACGTTGGTTAGGTGCTGATGAAAATGACATCAAACGACTAGTAATTGAAGCCATCCGTATCCGTGAATTAGTAAATCCAGAAGAAGTTAAACTAGAGCAAGAAGAAAAGATTGAATTCAAAGTTCGTGAACTGCCTGAAAGTGCTGTTAGTTTCCAACAGTTCTTGAGTTTTCATATATTAAATGATTTCCAAAATGTACCACAGTTATTAAATTCAGCAGTAGACTACGTTAAAGAACGTAAGATTGATATAAACAAGTATGATTTTTACTGGACAGACAGCACAGAGCATAGTCTACATCAACGTGTGATCATTCCTATGTATTGGGAAGGCAAGATCATTGGCTACACTAGCCGTGCTTTTGTAGACGGAGTTAAACCCAAATACTACAGCAATTATGAACCCAACATGGTGTTTAACTTAAACAACCAACTACCAGATGCTAAGTTTGTCATAGTATGTGAAGGGCCATTTGATGCTATGAGCGTAGACGGTGTTGCTGTACTAAGCAATGACTGTTCAGAAACACAAGCAGACATAATTGAAAGCCTAGGTCGTGAAGTTATTGTTGTACCTGATGCTGACAAGGCAGGCGCACAGTTAGTAAAACGTGCCATTGAATATGGTTGGACGGTAAGTTTTCCAGTATGGCAAGAAACCTGTAAAGACATAAATGAAGCAGTGGTAAAATATGGTAAATTGTTTGTGCTGAAAAGTATCTTAGACGCTCGAGAATCGAGCAAATTGAAAATTGAATTGATGAGAAAAAAATTAAAATGATGTATGATATTGTTGTGCGTTATTTAAAAAAAACCAAAATACCTTTTATCATACTAGATATGGAATTGATTGAACTAGTAAAAAATAAACAATATGATGTTAGCAAAGTAATTAATGCAGACCTGTCTTCCAGTTTTGATCAAGGATTTGTTGTTTATTACAGAGAAGTACTTACTGAAGAAATGTTGTTACTACTACATAATTATTTTAGAAATACCTGCTGTAATATTGAAAACATAGTTTTAATCACTATTGACACATTAGGATTAGATAGATACTACAAAAATTTTTGCGGTTTAAACAAAACCAAAGGTTTTAATATTATAGAAATTCCTTGGATTGGTTACAGTCGTAGATTCGTTCCCACAAATGTCGATAGTTTTTTGCCAAAAAAACAATCAATTAAATCATTGTTTTCGTTTTATGGCGGAACCTACGAGTTAAACCCACCAGAACGTACTATAATGGCTTTATTCGCTGGTCAATACAGTAAATTGGCTCATGTTGAAACACTGTTTACACCAGCAGGTTGGCAAGAAGTTGAAAATTATTTAGAATACTTAACATATTTCAGTGATATAGAATCTATCAACAAATATAAAGATTTATATAACCTTTTTGTTAGTCAGCAAAAATTTAATATTTCAAAATTAATTGAAACTAATAATTCTGTACAAAATGAATGGTTTACTAGGCAAGGGCCTCAGTGGGAAATTGATTCACAAAGTTTCTTTTCATTGGTGCGAGAAACTAACTCTACACAAAATTTTTACTGTTTAACTGAAAAAACCATGAGATGTTTTTACCACGGAGTAGCAGTAATACCCACTCACGGTGAATTTGTGATTGACGATTTAGAGTCTATTGGTTTTAAAATTAATAGATCTTTAATTGATTACTCATACCTTTCAGAAGATAATTTGTTTTTTAGATTAGAAAAATTAAAAGTAGAATTAGACAAGTTGAAAGAAATTTCTTTTGATGATTGGCACTCAATTTGGTTGGAAAACTATGACGTATTCAAGTACAATAGTGAATACTTAATAAATTCTTACAAAACTAATTTTGTGATTCCTAGACTAGATAATTACTTTATATGACAAAAGATTATTCACCAGACCTACAGAAACTTTTTATTGAGATGATGCTACAGGACGCACAGAGTTATGTGCGAGTTCAGAACATCTACAATCCAGAAAACTTTGATCGTAGCCTACGCGAAGTAGCACGTTTTATCAAAGAACACACAGATCAGCACAAGGCCATGCCCACAGTGGATCAGGTCAAGGCTGTCACAGGGGTAGAACTTAAACATGTGCCAGACTTAAATGAAAGCCACTATGAGTGGTTTATGACAGAGTTTGAAGGCTTTACTAAGAAGCAAGAACTTGAACGTGCTATTCTTAAAGCCGCAGACATGTTGGAAAAGGGTGACTTCAATCCTGTAGAAAAACTAATCAAAGATGCGGTACAGATTAGCCTGACCAAAGACATGGGTACAGATTACTTTGCTGATCCTAAACTGCGTATTGAAAAATACTATAACAGTGGTGGGCAAGTATCAACAGGTTGGCCACAACTAGACAAACTGCTGTATGGTGGATTTAGTCGCGGTGAACTAAACATCTTTGCAGGTGGGTCTGGTTCAGGTAAGTCACTTGTTATGATGAACATAGCACTCAGTTGGTTACAGCAAGGACTAAGTGGTGTGTATATCACACTTGAGTTGAGTGAAGAACTTTGCGCACTTAGAACTGATGCTATGTTAACTGGCATGAGCACCAAAGACATACGCAAGGACATGGACACAACCACAATGAAGGTGCGACTGGTTAGTAAGAAAGCAGGGCAGTATCAGATCAAAGGATTCCCAGCACAGAGTAATGTTAATGACATCAGAGCATACTTGAAAGAGTATCAAGTTCAAACAGGACGCAAGGTAGACTTTGTCATGGTAGACTACTTGGACTTGGTTATGCCGGTAAGTGCTAAGGTTAGTCCAAATGACTTGTTTGTCAAAGACAAGTATGTGTCAGAAGAACTACGTAACCTAGCACGTGAATTGGGTGTACTGTTTGTAACAGCGTCACAGTTAAACAGAAGCGCAGTTGAAGAAATTGAATTTGACCATAGTCACATCGCAGGTGGCTTGAGTAAGATTAACACAGCAGACAACGTGTTTGGTATCTTTACTAGTCGTGCTATGCGTGAACGTGGCAGATACCAAATTCAGTGTATGAAATCTCGTAGTTCAACAGGTGTAGGACAGAAGATTGACCTAGACTATGACATTGAAACTATGCGTATCACAGACAGTGGTGCTAGTGATGATGCTGATCGCGGTAGTGGTGTAACTAACATCCTAAGTCAAATTAAAACAGGTACAACTGTTAACAAAGACACAGGTGAAATTACCAACTCACCTAAAATCAATGCTACAGTAGATTCAAGTAAACTTAAAAGTATGCTAGCGGGTCTTAAGAAAGTAGAATA